CTGCTGAGTCCGTTCTTCTACCGCCCGGTTCTGTGCTGCTCTCTGCTGTCGTGGCATTTCGCCCTCCTGTGAGTCATTGATGTGTGCCCGCCGTGGCGGGCCGACACATCCCTCACTCGAAGGCCCCCGGAAGTCAAGGCCCTGGCCGCGGATTCTTTTCTAGCGATGTGGCGGCTTGAGTCGCTCTCGGGCCGCGTGGCGCGCCCGCGGTCAGGCCGCGCCCCTCAGGAGTGGACTAGCCCCAGCTTTCGCCTCGCCGCCTGGAGATGCTCCCAGATCAGGTCCCCCCTGCGCTCGTGTTGTGCCACCGGCTTCGGATCACGCGCCGTGAGAAACGACTGCAAGCCCTGGGTCATTGCATCCACCTGGTCGTCGTGCGCCCCCACCGGGAAGGAGCTCGCCTCCGCCAGGAAGGCCTCGATCCAGGGCTGCTCCTGGGGGTTGGGCAGCCAGACATTTCCCGCCGCCACGAGAGGAAGGATCGCTTGCGCCCGGGAGAGCTTGCCCCCCTGGGGCTTCACCGGGAAAAGGCCCGACACGCTGAGCTGCAAGGCGTTGATCACCGCGGGGCCGTTCGCCTTGTCCTCGACGAGTTTCAGAACGGCCTCAGGCCAGCGTGCGCTCAGCGACCGGACCCCTTCCAGGGTCCGGGAGAAGTCCATGCGCTCCCGGACCTGGTCGAGCAGGTAGATGCGGGCGCCCAGGCTCCCCCACGCCTGGCCCACGACATAGCTGGAGTCGGCGGTGTCCTTGAAGGCCATGTCCCAGGACTGCAGCATCCGGTCGAAGTGCAGGTTCCCGGCCGCATCGCGCGGCAAGTCCCGGTCGGAGTAGAAGCGCCACCAATGCTTCTTGAAAAGGCTGCCTTCGGGAGGGGCCGGCCGCTGCTGATAGAGCGCCTCCCACCAGTAGGGGCCGATGCTCTCCTGTATTTCCTTCAGCGCCGACAGGGGATAGCGAGCAGGCCACAGCGGCTCGCCCTCGGCCCGGCTGAGCACGTCGTTCGCCTGGGCCAGCGCGGGAAGCTTGATCACCTCCCAGCGCTCTCCAGTCTTCGCGGCTTCCGCCAACACGCGCCCCGCCAGGTCGTCTTCATGCCAGCGGGTCATGATCAGGATGATGGACCCCTGGGGTTCGAGCCGGGTGTAGGCGGTCGAGCGATACCAGTCCCAAGCCTTGTTGCGGTAGAGCTCCGAGTCGGCTTCCTCCGCTGACTTCACCGGGTCGTCTATGACGAGCAGGTCAGCGCCGCGCCCCGTGATCGGCCCTCCCACCCCGGCGCAGACCATCCCGCCCGCGTGCCCGGCGATCTGCCAGTCATCGGCTGCCTGCCTGTCTCGGCGCACCCACAGCCGCCACAGGGTCGGAGCGAACTCGGAGAAGCGGTCTCTGGCCTTCGTTCCCCAGGAGGCGGCGAAGTCGTGCTCGTAACTGGCGAGGATCACCCGTCTTTCGGGAAACGTGCCCAGATACCAGGCCGGGAAGTGGGCGCTGGCGAACTCGCTCTTGCCGTGCCGGGGCGGCATCTGGATGAGCAGGCGCTTGAGCTTGCCCTGCGCCACATCCAGCAATCGCTCGGCCAGCAGGTCGAGATGGGGAGCGATCTGCCACTGACCCCGGCTCGCCAGCCAGGCGAAGGCCGCCGGGTCAAGACTGGCCTGGAGGAGCAAGTCTCGCTCGGAGACCTCGGAGGAGCGTTCGCGTGTCTTCGTCAAGGTTCACCACCACGTCGGAGGGTATCAGACGCTCGCCTTTCGCGCCGGTCACTTCCGTCGTCTGCCGATCCGTCTGCCCAAGCAGCTGCTTGCCCAACCAGATCAGCATGGTCTTATTGCCCTGGAGCGCCTGCTTGAGCTGCAGACGCCGCAGCGAGTTTCGTGTCGTCGCCCGTCCCTTTTCTAGGGCGGCACGAAACTCCGGGTCGGAGTTCTTGCGGCGGCGAATGAGTTCATGGCTGACGCCCAGCACCGCCCCCATGTCGTCCTCGCTGCAGCCGATGCGGGCCAGTTCCTCCACCTCCCGCAGGTCGACCTCGATCCGGGGTCGGCCCCCTGGGTGCTTTTTCTCCTCAGGCATTGCTCTTCACCGCCTTTCCCCCGGTGAAAGACTCCCACCGGGACAGGATGACATCGCAATAGCGTGAATCCAAATCGAAGCCATAGCAGCGCCGGCCGGTGCGCTCGGCGGCAATGATTGCAGTCCCCGAGCCGAGGAACGGATCGAGCACGAGCTGCCCCAGTTCGGTGGCATTGGTGATGCTGCGCTCAATCAGCAGCACGGGTTTTTGGGTTGGATGAAGTTCATTGACTGCAGGTTTGTCATGCTCCCATACCGTGCGCTCGTTGGTGGGGCCGTGCCAGCGCGGAGCCTGGCCTTTCTTGAAGGCGTAGAAGCAAGGCTCGTACCAGTGCTTGTATTGGGCGAAGAGCGCCCCGGCGCCGTTGTTCTTCACCCAGACCAGGAGGTTTCGCTCCTGCCAGCCGGTCTCCGCCAGGCAGTCGAGAACGTGGCGCAGGTGGGTGCTGGCAAACCACAGGTAGAGCGGGGACTTCTCGTCGCTGAAACGATGGGCGAGGCTCAGGCTCCTGACCAGGAGGTCGCGCTACTGCTCTGGGGTCAGGTCGTCCCAGTAGGCATCAGAAGGCGCCTCCACCCCGCGACGCGCCGCGCCGATCCGCTCCTCCTGCGCGGCCCGGCCCCCGACGTAGTTGATTCCATAAGGCGGATCGGTGATCACGGCCTGGGCCAGCTCGCCGGCCTGCCCGCCATCAGTCTGGAGGGCCATAAGCCGCTCCCAGTTCGCCGGGTCCGTCGCGTCTCCGCACAGGAGGCGGTGCCGGCCCAGCTGCCAGAGCTCGCCGGGCTGCACGCGGGTAGGGCCTTCCGGCTCCGCTTCCAGGGCGGCGGCGACATCGAAGGTCTCCTCTTTGCCCCGCTTCTCCTCCGCCTCCAGTCGCAGGAGCAAGTCGTCCAAGTCGTCTCGTTCCCAGCCCGTAGCATCGAGCTGGCCCGCCGAGTCCAGGTCCCGCAGCAACTGAGCAAGCGCCGTCTCATCGTCCTCCGCAAGATCGCTCGCCCGATTGTCAATCGCCAGGAATGCCTCCGGGTATGGGCCGTCGTAGACGTGGCAGCCGATCTCAGTCCATCCCTCGGCGCGCGCCGCCTCGACCAGGCCATGCCCGGCCAGGATCGTCCCATCGGGTGTAATCACCACCGGCTTCTGCTGGCCGTGGACCCGCAGGCTCTCCCGCAGGAGGGCAAGCTGCCGCTCAGGATGGCGGCGGTAGTTGCGAGGGTGGGGACGCAGCGAGTCGATGCCTCGCGGCTCGGTCGCAATCTCCGTGGTTGCAGGTCCTGGCGTTCGGTTCATCTTCGTCTCCTTCGGCCAGAAGACAAGCCAGACCCCTAGGGTAGCGGCTGGGTCATGACTCCAGCAACTACCTCAGAAGCCTGGCTGCCGACGATTCTGTACTGCCAGGTCACTGCCCCCGAAGGCCAGGGGCCGGGTTGTCTCTGACTGCACTTAGATTATACCACGCCGAGGGTAGCTTTGCAAACATGCGTATGCCTACGGTGTAGCGCGTGACAAAGTTTGTAGGAACGTCAAAGGAAGCAGAGTGTAGGTCTCAGCTGAGGAGTCGAGTCGCGACGACAACTCAAGCAGCAGGCCGACACCTGTGAGTAAGCTTTCAAGGTGTGAGCGAGCAGCCACGCTGCAATGGCAGGGGGAGATGCCGCTTTAGCGGAGGAGATCTGCCGGCCGGGGCGAGGGAGCGATTGATATTAGTGATGCAGCGGAGCTTGCAGCGACAGCACGCAGCGATTGGGAGCAGGTCGCTATGGGCGCGGCGAGGGGCATCTGGATTGGCGCGATAGCTACCGGACGCGAGACCTGCTGACAGAGCTGGGCCTGCTGCGACGGGTATACCGCTTGCCCCCGGACTTCCGCTTGGCAGGAGACTGCTTGGCTAGTGTAGTGTCTCCGAAATACGTTTACAGTGCCGCGGCGACTGTATCGCTGCACAGAGGCATCCAGAGCCCTTGCCGGGCCATTCTGTATGACGCTCATTGTAAGGCCATTAGCGAGACAGTG